ACACATTTCGACACAAATGAGCATTAAAAGTATAAAGAAAAAAACTAAAAATCCAAAAACCGAAAAACTCGTGAGCTCTGAGATGGTTGCCGGGGTGGTTGGTTGCTCCAGCTCAATGGTTAGACAGGTACGTAGTGGTGATCGCAGCCAGGATACAGACCTCGGACAGACCATTATGGTGGCCGATATACTCCTGGAAGAGGGCACAAACAAATTGATTCAGGAAGTAAAACGCATTATCAAAATAGGATGAGAATACTTGACGGAAAACTATACCTGGAGTTCAAGGAAATGCTCGATTGCGGATTTCCTGAACGAACATTAAAAGATTGGAAGGAGCCAGTTAAGATACCCGACCCTCTCGATGCCAGGTGCAGGCTCATAAGTTATGAACATTTGAAACCAAAATACCAGCTTGTCGTTCGTGCCAGGTACAACGGCGATCCTTACGAGCATTTTGCCAGGTCGCCAATACTTAATCACCTGCGCATGGATGCAAAAGCCGAGCAGTTCTTTGAAAAGTTCAGGTTGCCAAACGGCTTTCCATTACCGAGGCACCCAAAGGATTATGTAAAAGAATATACCACTGCCGCATCGTGGCTCAATCTTATCACCGCCTTGCTCAATAATAAAAAGTCAATTAAAAAGCAGTTAAACCTCACACTCGATCAGTTCTGGAAAACGATGTGTGATTTAATAAAAGCCAAAAAAGTTGATCTCCCCACATCTGACCGCAATCTCCGCCAAAAGATAAAAGAGTATAAACAGTCGGGCTACGAATCGCTAATCAGCGGTCATTTTGGTAACAGTAACTCACTTAAAATAGGAAAAACCACGGACGGTGAAATTGATGCAGATGTCGCCGCAAAACAAATTGCTCTTATCCGTAGGGCCGCATCACTGCATCAAAATTTCACCCCGGAAGAAATCGCCATCAGTGTAAATCCGGTTTTCCAAAAAAACGGCTGGACTCGGCTGAGCCGATCAACCATCTCCAATATCATTTCAGCAAACAAGCACATTGTTACTCCCGGCAAACGTGGCAGCAGAACCTACAACAGCACTATTGCACGCCAGGTATTACGCAAAAGACCCGACTATCCATTGCAGTTTGTAACCCTTGACGGATGGACGGCTGAATTGCTATACCAGGATCAGAACGGATATGATAACCGCCTCGTGATGGTAGTGGTTTTGGATGCAATGAATAATTATCCGGTTGGTTATGCAATCGGTGATCGGGAAAACATTGAACTTATCCGCACTGCCTGTCGTAGTGCGATGGTTCATATCAGGGAATTGTTCGGCAATTATTATCGGCCCTGGCAGGTGCAAAGTGATCATTACGGAATAAAACAACAGACTCCTTTTTATCAGGCAATGGGCCACCTTTTCACACCGGCTGCAGTTGGAAATGCAAAATCAAAAGTGGTGGAGCCATACTTTAAGGATTTGAATAAAAAGTACTGCAAGTTCATGACAAACTGGAGCGGATTCAACCTCACGGCCCGTAAGGAAAACCAGCCAAACTCCGAGTATCTCGATAAAATAAAGAAAAACTTCCCCGATAAGATGGGGGTTATTTCCCAACTCGAATACATAATTGAGCAGGAACGTAAAAGCAAAATTGAAGAATACCGCAAACAATGGGATGCCGCCCCGGATGATTTGCGCCCCGTCATTCTCGATCAGCAGCAATACATCACCGTATTTGGTAAACAAACCGGCTACCTGAACACCATCACCGGTCAGGGCCTTTGCCCCACCATCGAAGGACACAAACTTGTATATGACAGCTTCGATCCCGCAATCAGAACACTGGCTCACCTGAAATGGAGGGTTACATATATCGAGAATGACCTCAATCACATAGTAGCAACCAGCGAATGCGGAAAACACAGTTTCCTTCTTGAACAAACACGCCGTGTTGGTATGGGCTTTATGAATAGTAGTGCTGAAGATTATGAATACAGAACACAGATAAGCAGCTTCAATAAGGAACGCAAAAATGAGATAGTGGAAACTTATAAACAGGATGCACAGTTGGTGGAGCAAGTCATCAGCAACACTCCGCTGAATCTTGATGATCATCGTGAGGCCATGATAAAACTAATGTTCACTAATCACGGTCAGCAAAAAGAAAGACTCCAGGATGCAAAAAAGCTCGGCAAGCGGAAAGAACTGGAGCAGCAGGTTGACAATAATTGGCAACAAACACAGGAGCAATACCTGGATAGTAAAATGGACTTTAATCAGTTCCTGGATTAAAATAAAAGTGCCGCTGCACGAACAGCGACACCATTGTTAAACAAAAATAGAAACCAAAATTATGAAACAGCAATCACAACTCCAACATGCCGAAAAACTCCAGATTGTAAACGCTGCTAAGCAATATCTGGAGCTTCATTCGCAATTATCACAAAACAAGCTGGCAGAAAAGGCCGGAGTCAATTCCGCTTACCTGTCTGTTTTGTTCAAGGGTCAGTTTGAAATTGGCGGAGCCGGAAAGAAATCACCCGTCAAGGATTCCATATTTTTCAAAATTGCCAATGTCATAGGCCACAAGGTGGAGAAGGTTTATTGGGAAACAGTAGTAACACCACAATTTAAGCAGATGATTGTTACCCTTTCTGATGCAAAACAAAATGGCCGCACGGCTGTGCTTCTTGGCGATCCTGGTAGCGGAAAGTCATACACGTTGAAAATATTTGAGCAGAAAAATCCGGTTCACACATATCGCATCACCGTATCATCAGTTTTCAATCTCAACGATCTGCTTAATGAGATACTCGCAAAACTTCACCTGGAAACAAGCGGTACGAAAGCCAGACGATTGCTTCGGATAGCCGGTAAGCTCAAGGACATAAAACTGAACGGCGGAAAACCCATCGTGATTTTCGATGAGGCAGAGAATCTGAAAATTCCTGCACTGCAGGCAATAAAAGGCTTGTATGATGGTGTTCGTGATTACTGCAGTATTGTGTTGGTGGGCACTGATCAGCTTTGGAATAACCTGGAAAAGCTGCGTTTGCGAAACAAGCAGGGTATGCCGCAATTCTTCCGTCGCTTCAAAGCGGGCCATCGCTGGTTGCCGGAAATGGATAAATCGTTCACGGTTTTCCTCGATAAATACAGTCTCGATTCAGGACTCAAAAAGCTGCTCTGCCGTATGTGTGATAACTACGGTGAGCTGAACGACTACCTCGAACCATTCCTTCGTGAAGCGGATCTGCGTGGCGAAAAACCAACTGAGGAACTGTTCAGGATCATTTATCAAATTCCACCGGCACTGAAAAAAGTTTCATAATCATTAAAAAGTATGCAGCATGTCACACATAGCAAAATATATCAACAGGATGAGCGCAACCAGGCAGCGGATCAACCGCTTGCTTGGCTGGAGTGAAGATCGCTTCAACAACTTCTACATTGACCAGGCAAAGGAGTTTCTGCAATTATTTCTTGATGGCGATAAAGAGGTAGTGCAAATGGTTTACACCTGCAACATGTTCTGGAAATGGTGGAGAAACGAATGGCACCAGCGGGATGAAGTGTATCTGAGCTACGCAGAAGAGCTGGCTGATAGCCGTAAGGAAGAAATATACATCTATCTGCACAGCGCAAAGTATCTCGATAAAAAACCACAGCGGCCCGTAATGGAGGCGATGATGGAAGTGGTGAACAGAGAACTGCAAAAGGAAATACAGATGCAAAACGCAGCGGTGTATGCTGTGCAGGGTATTCTTAACCTTAAATGATATGTTCATGTTACAGACAAAGAGTCAAAGAACAACAATATCGCAGATCATTAAAACTACTGAAGCCCAAATCAGCCAGATTACCGGCATGAAGTGCAGGGTTTCAGTATTGCTGAGCAATGAACTTCATTTTATATCGGCGCAGGATATTCTTCAGGCAGTGGTTGACGCTACGGGCATTCCTATCGAAGCAATAAAGGGCAGGCGCAGAAATATGGAGATAAAAGAAGCAAGGCATATCGCCGCTTACCTGCTGCGAACCGAGTGCGGACTAAGTTATAACCGGATCAAAAGAGAAGTCGGGTATAAGGATCACACATCTGTTATTCACTCTGTTCGCCTCATTCACTCGCTGCTTGATACGAACGATAAGATAATTTCTAATAAGGTTTTCAATTGTCAATTAAAAATCTATGCCACTCAAGCTGACCATAAAGCTATCGCATAAGGAACTGCTGGCCATAACCGGATACCTGGAGCAGATCGTCCAGAACGATCATCCTGTTCACCGCACAGATAAAATAATCCATGTGCTGATGGTTAAGTTCTGGAAAAAGCTGAAAGCTAAATGCATCATCCTGGAACCACGCAGCTATCGCATCGGCATTGAGCCGGAAACAGCAATGGCATTTGTGGAGTGGTTCGATGGTGTGCCTATTCAGCACACTACTTATGAAGGAAACATTATCAGGAAACTCATAAATCAATTTGATCAGCAAACTTCAAAAGCGGCATAGCATGGAACCAATTACAGCAATGAAAGTAAATCTCGAAAGGCAAAGGCTTTTAAAAACTGAGCTGAACCTTGAAGAAACCACTGCCCGTGATTACAAGAAGTGGCTTACCGATCATCCCCATGCCGATGCTGATGCAATTACTGAAGTGCGCAGCCGCCTCAAAGCATCACTACAACGTATCTGCGATCTGGTTTGCGAAATCAAGGGACATAAGCGTCAGTTCGCACCGTCAAAATCAATTCAATAATCTATAAATAAAATCTACTATGGCAACAAGACAAAAGAAAACACTGATCCAGGAAGTAACCAGGGAAGCGGCAGATGATGCCTTTGCAGCGTATAATAAATGCTATGCACAACTGGAACAACTGCAGGGAAAAATGAATGCCGAGATCACTAAGGTGAAGGAAAAGTATGACGAGCAGATCACTAAACTGCAGGAGCAAAAAGACGAGCACTTCGAAATAATGCAGGCTTATGCAGAAAGCAATCCTGAGTTATTTGCTAAAAAGAAAAGCATTGATACCATCCACGGTACAATGGGATTCCGCACCGGCACACCAAAGTTGAAAACGCTGAAAGGATTTACATGGGAGGCAGTAAAGACACTTGTAAAGAAAGTGTTGCCATCCTACATCCGAACAGAGGAATCAGTGGCAAAAGACCTGCTCCTGGCAGATCGTGAAAAAGCCGAAGTTAAAAATGAATTAAAAAGCGTTGGGCTTGAAGTGGCGCAGGATGAAACCTTCTATGTGCAACCCGCACTGGAGGAGGTCGCCGCTGTTTAAAGATTAGTTCTTTGATGACTGTCCCGGCAGTACCGGGAAGTCAATTTTCTCATAAGCAGTTGGTTTTGGTTTATGTCATCCCGCCCCGACCGAAGCGTCGGGGCTACGGGATGACATTATGCAGAGATGGCGGAAACGGCAGACGCAAACAAAGTGGGCCTAACCCTGAAGTTATTCTCATGTGATGTTAAAGGAGATCAGCGTAAAGAGGCACCAGTAGCTGATTGTGCAGGTTCGAATCCTGCTCTCTGCACATCGGTTTAATGAGGGTCTGCAAAGAACAAAACTCTTGTCGCCTGCAAGAGTGAAGCAGCAGCACGATAAGCGCCGGTTCCCTAAAGCCTCTTACTACAGGGGTGCCTGTAAATCGGTGTCATTCGCAAGCCGGGTTGCAGATGTAAGGTAGCATTATCGGAATGCTGTTGAAAAGGCCGTAAGCTGAACTACGAGATCGTTCAGCACACAGTGCCGTAGAGAAGTGGTCATCTCACCGGGCTCATAACTCGGAGATCGTTAGTTCGAATCTAACCGGCGCAACAGTTAAACACTAAAACTATAAGGTATGCAGCAGAAAAATTTTCAACCTGTTCACCAGGTATATGATGGACTGTTCAATTCCTACAGTGGCCACATCATCAATCTCCATCATCCGGAAAAAAGCACTATCGAGATTCTCGATATAGCTGAAGCACTAAGCCGTATTTGTCGCTTTGGTGGTCATTGCCGTGCCTTCTACAGTGTGGCGCAGCACAGCGTATTTGTTGCAGCCCTCTGCCCGGTTCATTTAAAGAAAGCGGCTCTGCTTCATGATGCTGCCGAAGCATACCTCGGCGATGTGATAAAACCATTGAAAGTTATACTCGGAGATACTTACGGCAAGCTGGAAGAAAAGTTTGAAACCGAAATCTTTCTTCGCTTCGGTATCAGCCACCAGGATGCGCAGGCAGTAAAAGAATTTGACCGGATGGCGCTGGAAATAGAGTCGGAAGCATTGCAGAAGGGCCGGTATGAGTTGCTTACACACTGGATGAAACAATACAATCTGATTGTGGACAATCGTTTCACCTGGTCGCCTGCCATTGGCGCAAAAATGTTTCTTGACTGGCATAAAAAGCTGTTCTATAACCAGGAATAAACACCCCCATAATACCCTTTTTAAGCCGATAAAACCAACTAAATGGCACGAGCATTAGGCATCCAGGAGCTATACAATAAGAGTTATAAAATCATTGATCTGCCACAAAAATGGAAAGACCATATTGGCATGCTGGAAGATAATTTCAAAGCCATCATTTGGGGCGAATCAGGTCATGGAAAAACCAATTACCTGGTAATGCTTATAAAAGAACTGGCAAAGCTCGGTTACCTCATTGACTTTATCAGCTATGAGGAGGTACATGGCTACAGCATACAGCGAACATTTACCCGGCATGATATGATTGAAGTAAAAGGTAAGATCAGAATCATAGAGCCACTTTCCTTCGAAGAGCTGATGATCCGGCTGAAACGTAAAAAAAGTGCCAAAGTGGTTGTGTTCGATTCGTTGCAGTACAGCCGCATCACATTTGACCAATACAAAGAACTCAAGCAGACATTTAAAAAGAAAATTCTCATTTTCAACAGCCATGCCGATGGCAAAAAACCATCAGGCAAAGTTGCTGATGATATTCGCTATGATGTAGGTGTAAAAATATATGTCAACGAATTCAGGGCCTTTCCACGCAGCCGCTACGGTGGCAATCAGCCTTTTACCATTTGGGATAAAAAACCGGTAACCGGCGATCAGTTAAAACTTATTCCTAACCTGCCTGCCGGTAATGCGGGCGAACAAAAAGAAGCAGTATGAGTACAATACCATTAAGAACCGCCTCCTGGCAATGCCGGAAATACAGCAAGCACAACACGGCAATAATTCCCGAAACAAATCTTGTAGGTGCTCGTGGTTATTGGGACGGTATGAAAACCTGTTTCCATTGCGGCTGTATGCACTTCGCACAAGTGTGGCCCGATGGTCGCATCCAGGTTACCCGTGCCGATGGAAGAAACAATAACAAGAAGTCAATTACTGAATTTTTATAACGGCCCTGAAATCAGAAAAATAAAAATTTATTATATGCCACACATTCGGGTTGATGGATGCAATATGAACAGGCAAATAAAACAAATCAATATTCATGCTGAAATGGTTTTTGCTAAAGAGACATGGCAAACTCCACGGGCAGAATTAAAGATGGAAGAGCTCAAACAAAAACTTGAAGATCTGATTTGCGAATATTTTGATTTGGCAGACATACGAAACCCCTAATTGGTGTCCAATCTTAAAACCAAAACAAAATGAAACTACCGAATAATCTTAAAGGCAAGTATGTTACAAGGGCTGCATTTGCGAAAATGCAAGCTGAGAAGCAAAGACTTTACAATGACATTAAGCTAATGGCTACTGGTGGAGCCGAAGGCGGTATAGTTTGGAGCAAGTGGCGTAAGCATTTTAAAGTTCAAAATGAGTTTAACGCTGCATTGAGAGAAATTGGAAAAATAGAATTACCCGCATTGAAAGCAAAATATGGTATGAAAGATTTGGGTGAACCGAAATTAGATACAGCTAAAGGTGCATTCAAATGATGCTATGGAAACTAATGTGTGGTGTGGGCGCAAAAACAAATACATGGTATGTCGCTGAATAATGAGCCGTCAGCGGCATTGCAAAGAACGAACGCATTTGCGCCGTTTTAATGGCGCAAATGCCGTGTTAAAACTATTACCATGAGCGAACAACAAAAATTCGATTATCCCCAATGGTTCATCCTGCTGCTGCAGGATGTGCTTGATATGCGGGATGCGCAGAACGATTACTTTCTCTATAAGACACAAAGCAGCATGGCCGTGGCAAAGCATAAAGAAACTGTGGTTGACAACAAGTTGAGCCATTTCACAAGGCAGGGAGTTATCCGGCATAAAACAAAACCTAATAACCGGCAACAGGAATTATTCAAATGAAAACGCTGTTATCATTATTCGATTACTCAGGTGTATGGTCTCAGCCTTTTGCAGAAAACGGATGGGATGTAATACAATGGGACATCAAGCTGGATCGGTTCATGGATATAAATAACATTGACTGTGCTGATACTGCTCTTGAATTATTTGAAGATGTGGATGGAATTATTGCGGCACCACCCTGCACTGAATTTACCGTTAGCTGTGCACAATGGTGGCCCATGAAAGATTCAGATGGCAGAACAGCGGCAGCAGTTCAGTTAGTAAACCAGGTACAGAAGTTGGTCAACTTATTCCGGCCTACAGATCCGGATTGGGATAGCACATTTTTTTGGGCAGTTGAAAACCCTGTGGGGAGAATAGGCAGGTTGTGCGGCCTTGATAATCCCTGGTGGTTTCATCCTTACGAGTTCGCCGGCTATCTGTCGCCTTCAAGAAACATTAAAAAAGAATTGCAGCGCATAAAACAAAAGAACGGATACGATGTAACAGGCGAAGAGGCTGATCTCGTTATAAAATGGAATTGCTATACAAAAAAAACGGGATTATGGGGTGAGTTCAATATCCCGGAAAAGAAACCCTTGTTCAATGTAAAGACGGCACCGCAGGGCAGCTTTACGCAAAGGCTCGGTGGCAAGTCGGAAAAAACAAAAGAGCTGAGAAGTATCACGCCGCCTGGCTTTGCTTATGCTTTTTTCGAAGCAAACAAAAACTATAACTGTGTACTTGAAAACGACATTGTATTATGAGACTATTTCAAATCACATCACCCGGCTTCACCGGCTATGCAGAGCTGGTTTATGATGACAAAGGGGTTATCCAGATCATTGATTTCAGCAATGCAGAAATGAATGATATGCAGATGCTGCAATTCAAAGACCGGATAACAATACAAGTAAATAATCTGGCCAGTGGTTTCAAAAACACCCGTGTCACCATTGTGGAGAAAGATTATGAGGTAACCTTTGAACAGTTCTGGAAAAAGTACAACAAGAAAATTAACAAAAAACGGACGCAGCCCCTGTGGGACAGGTTATCTAAAGCAGACCAGGTAAAAGCATATACCGGCATCACGCCTTATGATAAATACCTGGCACAGGAAAAATGGCGACCAAAAGCTGACCCTGAAAAATACTTGCGTGACCGCTATTGGGAAAATGAATACAGGTAATGGCAACAAAACAACATATCATCCGCATTCGCACCATGCTGTCCAGGCTCGGATTAAACAGCCTGAAAGATGATATGGTGCTCGGCTTTACCAATGGCCGCACTTCACACATCAGCGAAATGACAGATGCCGAAGCCCTTGAAATGGCTGCTAACCTGCAGGCCGAAATCAATAAGGAGAATGAGAAGGGAAAAGCCATGAACCGCATGCGCCGTACTGTCATCAGTACCGCTTACGAAATGGGGTGGGCCACACCAGGTGATTGGAAAACTGCTATCCAGCGTATTGATGAATTTAACACCGGCTCACACGGCAAGTATAAAAAGAAAATGCAGGAGCACAGCTATGACGAGTTGGTAAACCTGGTAACGCAGTTCAGACAGACGTACAAAAAGCATTTAAACGCACTATAAAGCACCTGTATGATACCGTAACATTTCCACAGTACAACATTGTAATGAAAGGAGCTGACCGCCCCGACATACAGATTCTTGACCTGCCCGCCTTCACCGATGGCCAGAAGATCATAAGCTGCTGGCAGTTGAATAAAGAGGATATTGAAAACATAGTTAGAGAAGGTAAGCTATATTTGATAGTCATGCTGCCAGTACACCCACCTGTTTGGATTCAGACAGAATCACCGTTTAATGGTATTGACGATAATACCGATAATCAATAAATTTGATGCCATGAAGAAAACATTACTGTTTTTTATTTCGATAGTCCTTTGGTGCCGTTCATTTTCACAGATACTCATGTCTGACTATAATGAGGCAAAAAGTTTTACAGATAGCATAGCCGCAAAGCTATTTGCTGTAAAAAAAACAAAAACTGATACTATTCTCAATCAGGGAAAAACCTACATTTCAATAGAATACCATGATACAGCCTCAAAATGGGTCTCAGTTATTATTCTTATCAGATTTGATGATTCGGTTTTCATTGAGGGTTTTAACGGTGATATTAAATCCCTAAAGGCGATCCTGTCGGATATTTTTTCGATCCAGGTGAATCAACGGAATATTGATACACGTAAGCGTGACGACTACCGAGCTACTTTTCGAAACAAAAGCCTGAGACTTTTTTTAGAAAAGTCAGAAGGCGATTCATGGGCCATTATAATAAGATAACTATGTCATATCGTCCAGCCAGAGCATCCTTGATTATAGAATTGCTTGAGGGCGCCGGAAGGCTCTTTTTAAAGCTGATAAAATGGATTTATAGAAAAATTCGCAAAGCATAAACTTACTCACAGGCAAGGATTTGCATACCATTTTATTGCAAATCCTTTTTTATTTTTACAATCAATGTTAAAGGGACGCAGCAAGTCGCTCATTAAACTCCGTAATGAAAAACTCATCCTCCGCTACTACTACTGGACTGAGATACAACGCCGTCGCTTTGATGATGTTCTGATGATTCTCTCCCTGGAAGAAATATTTCTAACACCAAAGCAAATCATGTTTATCATACGCACCAATGGCGATAAGCTAAAGAAGTTGAGAACCCAGAAGCCCGACATCAAAAAACTACAGTTGTGGAGCTGGAGCAACAACTGACGTCCCCTCACACTTCCTCTGTAAATTCTCCGTCCACTTTCAGCGTTGCGTTCGTATCCGTATAAACTTTTACAGCACTGCTGTCTCTCATTTTGGTTACAAAATATTCATTAAACACCTTCAGGCCATCCTCTCTTCTCTCCTCCGCACTGCGCAGGCGCACTATCTTCTCAAAATAATCTCCCTCAAATCCATTCAGGGCCTTATACACTTTATCAGGAAGCGTAAGTTTTACCAGCGCAAGATCACGGTCAGGGGCTGTAATGCCATCTGCCGTGTGTGTATCACTATACATATCCACTCCAATCCTGATTAAAATTTGCACCAGCCCCTCCTGCACATTTAATCCAAGCTGCTCCCACGGTATGTCCGGAAAGCTGATAAGCGCACAGTCAAACTGAACCGGGTAACTTTCTTCCGGTATTTCCAGCTGACCCCATTCCATATCAATCCAACTTAGTTCGGGCACCTGGTCTTTCAGCCTGTCGGCAATGTCTTTAAAAAGTTCTGTTCTCATAATTATGGTTTAAAAATTTTATTGATTTCCATTGTTATCAGTCTGCCTATTTGTTTATTCAGGTGCATGCTCGGCCCCATAAATCTGCGGCGTGGCAGGTTCATTCTCCTGGTATGCGCTTTCACTATTATCTCACCCGTAACCTTTGTTACCGTGCGGCTTCTCTTTCTTCCTTTCTTTGTCAGCTCGCCGGTAAATACTTTTTCCTTTGCCAACCGCTTACGCTTGTGTTCAGGTATAGTTACCAGTCCCCTGAAGCCGTCATTATGTGCTTTGGCATACGGGGTATCATTACCAATGGTCACTTTCATGCCTGCGCTGTCCGCATTGATGATCCGGTTACCTCTTCTCAGCCTGCCTTTGTCAACCAATATGGCCCGGCCTGTATTTCTTTTTGCACCTGGTTTTCTCCTCTTCCACGGTTCTGTAATAATATCCACCCAGGATTGTTCCCTGAACCGCTGGTTGCTGAAGGCAACGGCAAGCACACCAACCTTATAAGGCAATGTCAATTTTACCTGCTGCCACCTCTGCGCAATTATTTTAAGGTTGTTTTGCATGTGTCGTTTTAATTGTATATTTGTGGTGCGGGGTTCTACGGAACACCGCTCCTGTAGTCCCGGTTTACCGGGGCTATTTTTTTATCAGCTTCTTTCTTTCAAACCTGTAATATTTATTCTTAATGCTGAATTCAATTACCTGTAGTGATTTATGAAGATTAAATCTTCCCTTTGATATCCTCAGCATTTTATTGAACGAAACTTTATTCTTGAGTACTATAACAACATGATCAGCCTGTTTACTTCCATACGCAATGCTATGCCCGATCTTGTTACGGTGTAATGGCAGCTCCGGTGTTTCCACCTCTATAAACTTTCCCTGGATGCGCAGGTCTGGCGACTTGCCCTTCTTTGCTCCTTTAAATAACACCTCCCTTCCCGGATCATTCGGATGAATGGTCGGCATTACATCAACAGCCATCCCCTTCCTTGCTTTATCTTCAGCAACTTTAAGCACATCGTTATAGTCCCTGCTGTTTTTTAGTGCGGATTTGTGTATCCTCACCCTTCCGCCTTTTTCAAAAGTTTTTACAATATCAAATTGACTTTCCTGTGGCAGCAGGTCAAGTGCCTGGCGCAATACATCAGCAGGTATATCTATAAAGTATGGGTGATTTGGAGGGAAAGCCAAGCCCTTTTTTGCGATGTTTGTGCGGAATATTTTCGGTACATCATCCGGCGTCTTTATTTTTTCCAGTGGTGTTTCTCTTACATGCAATAATTGGGTTACACTGCACCGGCAATTCCACCCATTAGGAGGGTAGTATGTATCCCAAAACCTGTCATCAATTTTTCTGATAACACCATCCAGTTCCCTATGTGCCGGTCTTACGCGGCTATCGCCTGCGGTATCATATCGCAGGTAAGGAGCTTTATCCTTATTCTCCTCAATATCCACCCACTTACCAGCCATTTGTGCCGATCCGATTGCGGTGTCATATTCAGTTTGCAACCATGAGCCGAGGTAGGTGTCAGAGATTTTCAAAGCTTCCTCACGGAAATCAGCAAATGACCTAATCTTTCCATCCTTGTCACGCAATGCCAGGTTCATGCTTTTCAGCTGCTGGTAATTTTTCGCTGCGCTGAACTGGAATACGTTTTTTTCAAGCTGCTCCAGCATGCTGTAGTGTGGTGTATCAAAATCAAGCTGGGGAAAATCGGCGCCAAATCCTTCTATCACCGCTTTACGAAGTTCATTAGCTACCAGTTTTGTCATTTCCGGATCAATAGTTCCTGATTTTATTGTACCGTCATAAATTCCTTTTGCTATGCGCCCCGCTTCTTTGCGCATTTTTTCATCAGGAAATTGTCCGTTATTATTAATTGTATGAAACCCGCCGCAGTTCGGGCATACACGGCCATACAGGTGATCCATTCTTTTCTTAGTGATCACCGCCCCGACCGAAGCGTCGGGGCTTATTCGAAAAAATCAAGAGGTTCGCCGGTTGCCGGTATTGGTGCCGGTTTGTTTTTCTTAGGAACCACAGGCACACCATATTTATCTTCGAAGTATTTGGGTTCAATGTCAAAGAACTTCAACAGCATCTCCTCTATCTTCATTTGCTCTTCCGGAGTATATTCGGTCGTTTCCACCCACTCAAAATCGGTGTCACCAAATCCAAAGCCATGCATGTTGCATAATGGGAGCAGCATGTAGTTCACAATCGTCTTTATCATCATGGCATCGGCGGCAACAATTTTTTCAAACTGTTTCAGATGCGTTTCACTCTGACTCCGGCTGCTGCCATCTTCAATTGTCATCGTCTGGCCGATGATAGCCTTACTTATTCTTGATTCTGCCCGTACAATACGCTGATCATATACCCTGAAAGCGTCACCCCTTGTTGTTTCCTTAATTTCAATATCTGTGCCGTCAGGAAAGAGTCCCCATGCGGCAGCTCCCATATTTTCGAGCATGCTTTCAATCTTGCTCCGTTCCTTATTATCCCGGCTGGTTGTTTTGGCAATCCGGATAGGCATGCCGAATATCTCGCCGAACTGATCCCAAAATGCTTCCATATGCCGGATGCTTATTGTTTGCGGCACCACCTTCAAAAGAAGTCCGAGATTGTCCTTACGGCCAATACCCATGCACCAGTTGCTAAGTGGCGGTTGTGTAAAATCCACTCCGTTTTTCCAATAGTCGTTAGGGTACTTTACTATTCGGCTATATTCAGGAACAACATGTTCCCGTGGCACCAGTGTTACATCTGAAAAGGAGATCTCCCCGTTTATTTTTACAACATCGCCAAACTGAACTAAGGAATATCCATATAATATACTATCCCATGCCAGGCTCATCCATTCCTGGAACCACGGCTTTTCAAGTAACGCAGTCAGTTCAGGCTTTTCCTCCCGGCTTTTCCTGTCCACAATCCGGAAGGTTTTTTGCAATATCTCCAGCTTCCGCTGCTGCATGGTTCCCTCCAGGTGGTTGTCTATAACAGCATCCCGGTAATGATTCAGCAGCTCAAACCGGCTTGGATTTTCAACACTCAATGCCCGCTGCCATGCCATCCGCCAGCTCTGAATATCCTTTTTTGTAAGGGCCTGTGTCATCCTCACCAGGTCAATAAGTACCCCCTTAATTCTCTCCAACTCCTCTTTTTTCATCATAACCGCATTGGGATGACGGCGCAAATCATATTCGCCTGGCTGTTCAGCCTGGGCGGTTTTTTTTCCGAATAAACTCCTCAATATTGAGATTTTCATGGCTTTTATTTTAGGGCGGTTTGTTCCGCTTATTTTTACTCAAGTCGTGTTTTGGTGCGTGAAAGGGGCAGTTATTTGTTTCTAAACACCCCTAACAGTTTTCTAAACGGCAATTCTCTTACCACTCATTGGCATATTTATCATTGCTGCCCCATCTGATAGGATTCAACAGGTCGGTTTCACCCGTTTCGGTATCATAAATTGTTGGCAAACCTGTTGGGCTGATCTTGCCATCGGCTACATCCCGGAGCCATTCAATAGCCCGGTTGTATCTTTCCAGCCGTTCCTGCGGCACCCGCTGCCGGTTTAGTTCTGTATAAAGGTGGTAAAGAGTGATGTCGGCACAGAACATAACAATAAGCTGGTTTCTGGCCGACCCGGTAGCGTTGAATATGGCTGCGGCATCATACCTGGTAGCCAGGTATCCTTTCATTTCCTCGATGGCCCTTTCCTCCATTAGCTCGATAGCCGTTTCATCCTGCCGGATAACAGCCATCAGCACTTCATCTCTTACAAGGCCACGGTAATCTGCCGGGTAAACTAAAAAAGCACTCATATAAAAAATTAATCGGTTACATAATAAGCTGACCGCTCCACATCCTTTACAGAAATTCCTTTACGAAAAAAACCACCGGTGCGCACCAACTCCTTTACTTTTTGTTTTTCCACCACATTAAATCTGCCATTGAAATAAAGCACGAACTGTTTTTTGTGGCTTTTATATCTTATCTCTTTCGCTTGTTCAATGGCGATTTTCAAATCCTGATTCAGCCGCCAGCGATGCCAGGCCATTACGATTTTTGCAATTAGTCTTTTTACCATACTCTTTTATTTGTTCTTATGCCTAATGAAACCTCACCCCTGATCTGCCGGTTATGCCTTTGCAATATCCAAATGGCACCTTCGTCGGCATCGGGGCCGTCATCATGCACGGTTCCGCCTTTTTCAAAGGCAAGTGTTTGTTCAATGCCCGTTATCATATCCGGATTATTTTTAAGCGCTTCGTTGTAATAAACAAAGCCACGCTCCCACAAGGGACTGACCGCTTCTATTCGCTGATGCTTATCCGGCTTTGATCTTTTATCAGCAGCAATCGGCAATTGATAACCTCTCAGTTCACCTTCCTTTTCAAATTCGTCAAGGATCAGGTCTTGCAGAAAGTTTGCTTCCATGAAATAATAGCATACTGCACTATCGGGAAGTTGTTCATGATAATCGTATAACCAACGCACCATCTCACCAACGGTGCATTGTCTTACAAAAGCGGCTATATTATGAAGCTCATTTTTCCAGGCACCCCATACTTTAATTGCCTTATAGTCACTTTTTGCGGTGCTCTTAAATGAGGGGTCAATGTAGGCAACGATCATATCGTATTTGTGCAACGGAAGCACATTCTTCCACCTGATCCAGTCATTCTTAAATACTGCTCCTTCGGTAATGGGGTTATTGAAGTGTTCCTTTTGAGCACGCCGGTATCCCATAAATGCAATGTCTTCGAGGACTTCTTCCCGTGTCCATTTTTCAGGCCATGAAGGATTGCCATTTTTATCGAGTGAGTTCACGATAGTATGATATACTCCATCCATTTTTGCCACATCAGCCAAAATTGATTTTTTACCAATACGGTTACCAACAATAATAAAACGGCCTGCCCCCATGTCAATGGTTTTATAAAGAGCTTCAATTGTCCAGTTCACAGCTTCATTTACTCTTCGCTGGTTTTTTACCAGCTCGTCATCATCAATATCGTCACATATAACATAATCTGGCCGGATGCCACGGTCTTTAATGCCACGGGGCGATTGACCACGGCCTAATGCAATAAAAAGATTTCCGTTAAGCGTTTTAAACTCTCCGTCTGTCCAGCTTCCACTGTTAAATTGTTCGCCATAATCCTGGATGAACCTTTTATTGTGCATCAGCTCAGCCTGCAGATCACCTAATAACCGGCAAGCCATGTCCTGGCTTTTGCTCACCAGTATCATCACATTGATCTCTTTCTCTTTTTGAATCATCAGCCACATGGGTATCATTACTCCAAAGTGAGTGCTCTTGGCGTGGCCCCTGGCCCATTCAAACACAGCCTTCAGCTTTTTATTACTTAAAACCATATTGGCATCACGAACCTGGAACTTCGCTGTTTTGCTTTTCGCCAGATGAGGGAAGTAGTAATCAACAAATGCGGAGTAGTCTTTCTGGCATCGGGCAATACGAAGACTGCGCTGACGCTGATCTTCTGCGCTGTCAACCGTTGTTCGCAGTTGTATCAGCTTACAATGCTCCTGCCATTTTTCGTATGCCTGTTTCAGGTTTTGCATTATCCGTGTTGCTGGCTTATTCGTTCGCTGATGTACAGGTCTTGATACCTGTTATTCTTTTTTACAAACTCAGGGCTGAGTTCTTTATCTATGTGCACCCGGTTTTGCAGCCAGGTATTGTAGCCGGTAAAAACTTCCATATCATCAACGACTGAGGCCTTCTTATCAAGGGTTTCAATTGTTTTGGCAAACTTTACCAGCTGATCACTTATATTCTGATCATCATCTTCATCATTCAGGTGTTTGTCTAAAACACGGCTTACAGAAAGAAGTATTTTGTTCACCAGCTCGCTTCTTGTAACATGAGAAGCGGCTCTTCGTTGTCCCCACCGTTCCTTCTCAATATATTTCTGCAGGGTCTTGGCATCAATCGGCACCCGGTCGCAAATGTTTTTCTGCAACTCACCGCTCATATAAAGGAGAAAGGCGAACTCTTTTTTACTCTCATCAATTTTTTTACCCATTAATCTGTAGTTGTTTCGGTTACAAACTTAGCGTCTGTCAATAGCTATGAACGACTTCTCTTTTTATGAAAAGGTTTTAAAATCCTTTTAAAGGCAATAATTATCCTGTCACAGATTCCCGATTTGCTGCATGCGTTTATGGCTGTTAGGTTTGCGTCAACATTTCATCGTGACTGAATATGCCGAACGTAAAAAAGAAAGCATGGGTTGTAAACAGAATAAACCCGAATACAGCAGAGATTCTGATTTACGGCTATATCAGCCCTAACGACATCAGTGCAGTAGATTTTGTGATTGAACTTTCTCAGCTCGCAGCTCTTTACAATACGATACGAATCCGCATTAACAGCGCCGGTGGTAGTGTGTTCGAGGGATTGGCAATGTATAATGCCATGAAGATGTTCAACCGTTCAGGCAAAGAAGTCGAAACTTGGATTGATGGTGTGGCAGCATCAATGGCATCAGTAGTCGCTCTCGCAGGAAAGAAGGTTAAGATAAGCAAGTATGGCCGTATGATGACGCATAAGGCAACCGGTTGGGCAGAAGGTGATGCAGATGATATAAAGCGGTATGCCGAAATGGTAGAGAAAGCCGAAGGCGATCTTATAAAGATTTACGCTGAAAAAACCGGGATGACAGAAGATGAGGTGAAAGAAAAGCTGGTACAAAAGGGAGTGGACAAATGGCTGACAGCAGATGACTGTCTTGCAATGAAGCTGGTGGATGAAATATATGATGCAGACGAAGTGCCGGTGCCTGATAATGTAACAAATGAAAAAGACCTGGTGAACATTTTTGACACCTGTCTTAATAAAACACAAATTCAAAATTCAAAAAAATACAGTATGAAAAAGGAGCTTCTTTCCAGGTTGAACCTTCCTGAAACGGCAACAGACGAGCAGATTGATGCTGCTGTTGAATCAGCCTTAAAACAAAAAGAAACAGCAGAAAGCACAATTGCTAATCAGAAAAAGATTGCAATTACGTCATTGCTTGACCAGGCCGTTACTGATAAAAAGATTGTAGCTGCAGAAAAGGATGAGTGGGCAAAGAATTTTGAAGGGAATGTTGAGGGCCTGAAAATGGCATTGGGCAAAATTCAATCTGCAACTAAACCGCTCGATTATATAAAAAAGCAAAACGCCGAAGTGCCTGGCGCAACTGATGAAACAGAAACCCCTGAGCTTACTGATAAAAAAGGCGAAGCATGGGATAAGCTGGTTGCAAAAGGAATGACTGAAGTGGAAAAAATACGCAAGGAACAGCCCGAAGTGTATGCCAGTTTATACACAGATAAATATGGACGCAAGCCTGAAGCAATGGGCATGCATGCATAAGCTGGCACATGAATGATTCGGTATGTATGCCTGGAAGCAAAAATTTACAAACCGATAATTCAAGTATAGCCATGAAATCAATCTCAATTTTAAGCAAGCTGTTAACGTCAATCGTTTACATCTTCCTCGGCGCAATTGCTCTGTCTCCTATGACGGATCATTCCCTGCCGTTATCTACAGGGTTATTCATAGCCAAGCAGTTTATTGTAACTCCTCAAAATTCATTGATGGCAGGATTGTACCCTGAGCTTTGGACGGGTGAGCTTGTTGACAAGTTTCGCCATGAAAAAAGCTGGCTCAGTGTGGTGCCCCGCCGTGATGACCTTGTAAAAAATAATACCATTCACCTGGTGGATGTGGGTGTTGACCCTACGGTGCTGGTAAATAATACCACATACCCTATCAACAGCGCACAGCGTACTGATGCAGATATTGCTTTGAGCCTCGATAAGTTTGACACAGAAAACACACTCATCACTAAAGATGAATTGTATAACCTGCCTTACGATAAGCCAGGTTCTGTTATCCGTGATCACCGTGGGGCATTGGAGGATAAGACCGCACAAAAGAGTTATCACTCCCTTGCCCCTGCAGGCGGTGCCGGTAATCCAAGCCTCATTCTTACAACCGGTGCCAGCGATGGCAGATCAATTGCAAGAAAAGCAATAACCGAGGCCGATATTATAAATGCAAAAGAATTCATGGATAACCTTGATGTGCCAATGGATGGCCGCACCCTGGTATTATCAATGGAGCATTACAATGATTTGCTCAAACTGAACCAGGACTTCGCAAAGAAGTACAAGGATATTGAGACTGGCAAAATCCTGCCATCATGGTACGGGTTTCAGATATTCCAATATAACAGACCGGCGGTTTACAGCTTAGCCGGGGCTGATTATACTAAAAAAGCATTCGGTGCGGCAAGCACCCCGTCAACAGAGTATAAAGGATCAATATTCTTCTACGCACCAAGAGCTATTCAGACAGTGGGTACTGCTGAGATGTTCTTTGCCGATGCGCAGAATGATCCAAAGTACAGAAGGCACGAGATCGGCTTCCGACTTTATCACCTGTGCCTGCCTAAAAAGAACACAGGCTTCGGAGCAATCGTAGGCGCATCAACCGTATAAGCCTCATCCGTCCCGATTGTCATCGGGACACCTTCTCATGAAGGAGAAGGAAATCGGAAAAGGGATTTAGTTTGAAGTTAATATCCAGGCTGCATACCTAATCCGGTGGAGGCGGTAAAGAAATGCTGTAGTACACCGGATTTCATTAAAACAAAACATTTATCATGAAACGAATTGATAAAGAAGAATTGCAGAAGCAATCGGCAGAAATAGCAAAACAGCACAAAGCAGATGTTGTTTATGCAACAGAGGATGGTAATTATTTTCTGCCCTCAGATGTATCGCTGGCAAAAGATCACCAGGCAAAGAACGTGAAAAGAGAGTTTGAAGATTCTCAGCTGCACAAGTTTGATTTCGGTAAAAAAGAGGATGCTAATCCTGAACCGGAAAAGCCAGAGGGCGGAGATAATACTCCACCGGCCACAGAAAACGAACAGATCGAACAAGCCAGAGCCAAAGCAAAAGAATTGAGCGATTCAGGTGTAACTAATAAAAACAGCCTGAAAGCCCAACTGAAGAAAGCCGGGTTTGCACCTGAGGTTATTAACCAGGCATTAACACCGGTGGGCACTCATGAAGAGTAAGCATCGTTAACAACAGTTTACAGTACGATTAAATTGTAAATAGATGGCAAATATAACATTCACCAAAGGACAGGGCGGACTCAACAGACGTTTACCAGGTGAAGATCACATAACTTCAATTATATTTTACGCCGATTCGCTGCCAACGGGTTTCGGCGCCAATGACCGGATAAAGGAAGTAAATGATCTTGTTGGTGCAGAAGATTTAGGCATCACTTCTGATAATGCTGACCTGCTGATTAAAATCATGCACTATCACATCAGCGAATTTTACCGAATCAATCCGGGTGCTAAACTTTTCATTGCTATCTATGCTGAGCCTGTAGGCGCACACACATTTGCCGACATTGAAACTGTTCAGAACTTTTCTGAAGGCAAGGTCAGAAACATGGGTATCTGGACAAAGAAGGCTTTTGATACCGCTCACTTCGGTTTGATACAAACTATAATGACCACCCTGGAAAACCAGCATAAGCCAATCAGCGATGTGCTTCTTGCAAGCAACCTGGTTGGAGTTGCTACAGGGTCACTCGCCAGCCTTCGTACCCTTACAGCTCCAAAAGTAAGCGGCATACTGGCGCAGGACGGTAATGCACTTGGTAAATCACTCTATACATCAGCAGCCACTTACAGCATCAGTGCACTTGGTGCCATATTGGGCGCAGTAAGCAAGGCCCGTGTACATGAGTGTATCGGTTGGGTGGAAAAGTTTCCAATGAATGCGGTGGAGCTGGATGTGCCTGCATTTGCAAATGGCGACCTGGTAAAAAACCTTACTGAAGCAACACTTGATGCTATTGATGTTAAAGGATGGTTGTTCCTGCGCAAATATGAAAGCGACGGCCAGGTGTATATCAACGACAGCCATACGGCTGTAGTGGGAACTAATGACTACGCCTATATTGAAGCAAACCGCACAATGGATAAAGCTATCCGTGGGGTACGTAAAAATCTGCTGCCTCAATTGAATGGCCCGGTTCGTGTTGATCCCCAAACCGGCAAGCTGAGCCCGGATTATGTAACCTTCCTGGAAACGCTTGGCGACCGTGCCCTGCTGGAAATGGAGCAGGCTGGTGAGCTTAGCGGTTATAAAACTTTTGTTGACCCGGATCAGAATGTGCTCAGCACTTCCGAAGTACGGATAGTAATTCAAAATGTACCTGTAGGTGTAAGCAGGAGCTTTAATGTAAAGATCAGCTACACCACGCAGATTTCTTAATCAGACAACTTCTAAAATTTAATATATGGCCCTTACGCCACTCATTAACGGACGGGAACATGCATGGGCTGATATTGTTTTGAATATCGGCGGTGTTCCTATTGTAGGCATCACTTCAATCAACTATGATGAAATGCAGGTGAAAGAAGATAATTGGGGCCAGGGTAGCAACCCGGTGAGCCGTGGTTACGGAAACAAGCAGGCAACAGCGTCGCTTACCATCTATGCCAGCGAAGTGGAAGCACTGCAGGACAGGGCACCCAATGGCAACCTGATGGATTATGGTGTATTTGATATAGTCATAAAGTATCTGGTGGGAACGACTATTAAGACCCATGTGCTGCACAATGCAGAGTTTACCAAGAACGCAAGAAACACCAACCAGGGAGATACAAAGATTGAAGTAGAACTGCCGCTTATTGTGTCTCATATTACCTGGAAAAAATAATCAAACATTCCAGCCTGCGGCAGGCAGGGTGGTGCGGTGATCCTGTACCCTTTTAAGTTTTTTACCATCAACACTAAAATTAACCTATATGCCCGAAGAAACTTTAACTACTCACACATCAGCCGAAGCTGCCGATTTACTGGAAAAGGAACTGGAAGAAATGAAACGCAAAGAAGAGGCGGAGCTTGAAGAGATATGCCGCAGGCATGGAGTGAAAACGGTTTACAAGCTGATGGTTCCTGTAAGTGATAACTATAAAGAGTTTGCCGTTGCCTATTTGAAATATCCCGGATTCGAAGCCTATAGCCTTGCCTTAACGCTTGAAAATACTCACCCGTTGAAAGGTAAAAAGCTGGTTCTGCAAAGCATGTGGCTCGAAGGCGATGAGCGAATGCTGGATATAGATAACCCGGATAATCTTCCGCTCTTCTATAGTGCCTGCACCGTGATTGACGAAATACTTGGCATTCGACAGGCCATGCTTAAAAAAAAATTGAAGAGTACGGAGTAAGCCCGGTCAAAGGCAAGGACGAACTCAGAAAAATTGCGGCACTCATCCGCATGTACAGCAACCAGGAGCCCTATGAAATGACCGAGGAGCGATTTGCCCTGGTATGGAACGAAATAAAATGGGCAATCAAGGAAGGCCATCCCAAATTCACTTTTCTAAATGCCAGATTATAAACAATTATTCACCATTGACCTGCGTGACCTCTATGGTTCAAAGCTGGATAAGCTGGCAGCAAAAAGTGATAAGCAATTTGCCCGGATACAAAAAGGTATTGGCGGTGTAGCTGACAAGGGAAAGGTGGCCGCAAAAAGCATTGATGAAATCAATAAGCGGATTGATCAGCTGACAAAGACAAAAAAGCTGACGGTTGATCTCAGTGCAATCAGGGCCGCCAACAGAGAACTTAAAGCTCTGCAGAAAGAGAAGGACAAGCTGGAAGGAATTGGCGGAGGTGGCGCAAGGCGGGGATTGGGTTCAGGATTAGGCTCGCTTGGAAAAGGTTTTTTAATTGGTGGTATATCATTATTAGGCGCATCCACCATAACCAATGCAGTAGGGAACGCCATTGATGCTACAAGCAAGTATCAAAAATTTGAAGCAGTTCTTTCAAATACATTCGGAAGCCGGGGCAAGGCGCAGGATGCCATGCAGATGATTAGTGATTTTGCAAGCAAGACGCCATTCCAGGTTGACAATCTTACCAACAGTTATGTAAAGCTGGCCAACCAGGGGTTTGTTCCTACGGTAAAACAACTGACATCATTGGGCGACCTGGCAACAAGCACAGGAAAAGATTTTGACCAGCTGGTGGAAGCAATGATTGATGCACAGGTGGGAGAGTTTGAGCGGCTGAAAGAGTTTGGTGTCCGTGCACAGAAGGAAGGTGATAAAGTAACATTCACTTTCAAGGGACAGACACAGACGGTAAAATTTACCAGCCAGGCAATTCGTGAATATATCCTTTCTCTTGGACAGGCGCAGGGAGTAAGCGGTGCAATGGCAAAGATCAGCAAAACAACCGGCGGCCAAATTAGCAACCTGAAGGATAATGTTGATCTGATGTGGAAGGCAATTGGCGACAGGCTGAATCCTGAAATAAAAAACAGTACCGGGTCGCTGAATTATCTTGTTAATACTGTAAGAAAGTGGTTTGAAATACCACTAAGCAAAAAAATAGAGAGAGAGGCTTTTGAATTAAGGGCATTGCAGGCCGAGCTGAACAGCACTAATATTTCTGAACACAGAAGAAAAGAAATACTTGACGAGCTGAATTCCAATTACAACATTACTCTCAGCAATATTAATGATGAAAAGAAAGCCTATGCCGAATTAAACGGAGAAA